ACCAGATGCACTCTTACAATCAACTAATGTGCCATCAATCATACAGTCCTGGTGTCCCACAACTCCTTCTAGTTTAACTTGTTTCTGTTGCTGTGAAACTTTATGTCCTGCAATAGAAGCAAGCATAATTAATAATTCTTCTAATATATATCCATACAAGAATTTAATTCTAGTGCTAGGTGCTATAGGAACTATCTCTGTATTTTTAAAATCATACCATAGCTGTCTATCTGGTTTGCCTATTGTTGATAACCTTAATCTTGGTTTTTCATGAGGCATCTGCTTTAAAAAATCTTTTACATGTATCTTAACCGAATTAGCAAAGTCATCTATACATTTATCTACTTCTTTTTCAGTTAGTTCTTCATTCTTTTTTTCGAATAAATTGTATATATCTTCTACTATAGTATCTATTTTTTTCATAAATAAAACGTGGAGAACTATAAAACTACATAGCTCTCCACTATCCTTTTAATTAAGAGGCAAAAGGAATTTTTTCGTCTGACTCAGCAGAGTATCCATCAGGTACAACATCAAAGGCATCATCTGAATCACCTTGATATGGTACTAAATCTACAACCTGTATCTTCTTCAGGTCAGCAGAAACACCAGACCTACCTTTATACTTCCACTCGTATGTGGTGTATAATACGTTTACCTTTGAACCATTACCAACTAATGTATTCATCATGGTTCTCTTCTGAGCATCAAGAACTTCCGGTGCACTATTTAAGTTACCATCTTTTCTTTTGACGTTTCGTTTGATGCTAACAAAGTCTCCTCTGTCATCACCTTTATTCTTTATAGCAAGACCATCTTTCTCTGCAAGAGCCTTGTTGTCTGCATCCAGATTACCTACATCAATACTCCATGTACCATCTGCATCAAATGTTGTGTTTGGACTTGTTATGCTTGCCCAATAAGCAGTTCCACTAATTACACTCATCTGTGTATTCTCCTTTTTTGGTTATTAAAATTATATTATAGCACATTTTGTGTACCATTGTCAATACTTTTTTTTAGTTTTATTCCTAAAATTGATTTTCTTCTACTTTCTGCTCTTTTTTCTTCTGTAAAATGTTCTCTATAATAATGTTGAGTATTATATTTTTGTGTGCAAAATTCTAAATTACTAACATCATTATTTAAACCATTATTATCTTTATGATTAACTATTATACATTCTCTTACAAAATTTTTTAATGTATCAGAAACATCTTCCCATTCTTCATCTGTCATATTTAAACCTTTTATATTACTTGGTTTTAATTCTATGTGATGTAATCCTACCAATCTATGCACATCAAAAGGAATTGATGTAACATTCTTATGTTTTCTGTAGTAGTCATGGTCTGTTTGTTCTTCCAATTCTTTAATATTAATATTTAATTTTGTCTGCATATATTGTTTATCAACACTTGTAGTCTTTCTTCCTTTATGATATGGATATGATTTATGTTCTCTCCAAGTTTCTTGTTGTTCTCTCTTGTATTGATTCGCATATTTTTTCCAATTAGTTCTTATGTTTCCTTTGTTACTTATTTCATAACCTCTAAAAAACATTGGCATTGTAATTTGTTTCCAAATCTCTTCAGTCATTAATATCTCCTATTGATTTCTTAATAATATCTACACTAAATAATTTCTGTATATTCATTAGATACATTTTCGAAGCTTTATTATCACCACCAGATACTTCTCTTTTGTTAGGTGTGTTCTTTATAATCTTCTTTAACATATCAGTTTTAAATACCAGTGTCCCATATATCTCCTCTCCTATGCAAAGATTATGAAACCAGTAATCTGATTCAGTGGATGCAATCCCACTAGGTTTACCATAGCTTTCAAATTCAATCGCTATGTTACCAGTATCTAACCACATACCTCTTTCAGACTTTACTTCTATCTTCTTATCTTGCAGCATGTCAGCAATAATTTTTTCTTTTACTTTACCATACTTCAAATCTAAATCAAACTTCTTTCTATCTTCTATCTTTGGTTCTAATGTGTCTCTGTCCATGTTACTCCTACTTTATAATCATTATCTAAAGGACATCTTAACTTCAATAAGTTTTCAGTTTCTTTTATCGCAATCTTTGTGATGCTACAAAACTCTCCCACATCTTTGTTTGCTACCTCAAACTGATACTCGTCATGAACAGATGCCACTAACTTAACATCAAGCTTTTTATTGTAAACTCTATGAGTCATACGTAGTAACCAATGTTTACAAATAATAGCACCGGCTCCTTGTAGAAGAGTATTTAATGCTGAATGTGCACTTCTAACTTTTAAGTACCTTCCATCTATAGCTAATATTCTTCCTCTTCTACCAGCAGTTTCTACTTGCTCACGCAATCTTTTTAGAGAAGGTAGGTTAGACAAGAATCTTTTAATTAACATATTGCCTTGCTCCTTTCCAGCTCCTACTATCTTACCTATCTTTTCTGCACCAGCACCATAGAGAAAGGCATAAATAAATGTCTTGGCCTGGTCTCTATTCTTTATTCCTGCTAACTCCATATTCTTAGTGTGTATGTCTCCATTCAATATCTCATCTGTATAATTTGTATCATTAAGATAATGTGCAAGACAACGTAACTCTAAACCACTAGCATCAGTTCCTACTAATTTATATTTTGTAGTATCTGATACAGTCCATAAGTTTCTACACTCCTTTCCATATGGTGAATATGTGGCCGGAACTTGTGCCATGTTTGGTGAGTTATGTGCCATGCGACCAGTTATAGTTCGTAGTGTCATCACTCTTCCATGAACTTTATTATTCTCATCACATGCCTCAATCCAAGACTCCACCATTACTGCTCTCTTCTGCAGTAAAAAATACTTTGCAAATCTTTCTGCAATTAATTTTAACTCTGGTTCTTTGATTGTTTTTAAAACAGCTTCGTTAATTATAATATTTTCCTTATCAGTAAACTGTTTTGGTTTCCAACCTCTCTTTATTAATCTATCAGCTATCTGCTGACGAGAACCAATGTTAAATGGTATTTCTTTTGTCTTCGTCTTCATCTCCACAATGGTAGGTTCAAACTCTTCTAACGACCATTGTTCTAAGTCATAGATATCGTCTTTTAGTTTTGCTAGTAACTCCTGTGCTTTTTGTATATTAAAAGCAAAACCATTCTTCTCCTGTTGGTCAATGATTAATCTAATATCATGCTCTAAATCTATAGACTCCTTAGAAAAACCTTTACTTTCTTTTACTAATTCATTATAAACAGCATGTGTTATTTCTACATCTTGTTTACAATACTTCAGCATATTGTAATCATACTTAGAAAAGTTTACATTTTCACCACCCTTTAACATGTTTAGTTTTTCACCCCATGCTCTTAGGCTATGTCCTTTCTCTCGTATAGGATTAAACAACTGAGATAAAATTAATGTATCAATAACATCACCTGGTAGTATGTTTGAATTAAGCAGTCTATTAAGAACCGGAACATCAAAAGATAATCCATTATGCATAATAAATTTATCTACTTGCTTTGCCCAGTTATTAAAACTGTACATAGTAGATGGGTCAAACACTGTAACAACATTTGTATTTATATCTTTTGCTACAATACAATGTACTTTACTAGGATTAAATCCATCTGTTTCAATATCAAGAACTACTTTCATTTGCACCACACCAACTACACTCTTCTCCTTTACCTATTTCCATTTCACTTTTTTCAACATCACAGTAATGATACCACATCTCATCATCTGTGTCAAGTTCTTTTTTATGTGACCAATCTTTATAACCTTCTATCCAGAGCTGTTTACTTTCTTCTTCTCCTTTGTGACCCCAGTACACTAAATGAAAGGCATCACATTTAGGACAAGAAAGATTAGTAACGATAGCATGGTCTTCATGGTCTTCACAGTCATGGTCACCACCCCAAATTAATTCTGTTCCACAGTTATAACACTTCATATTATAAAACTCCTTGTGCTTGATTATTAAATTCATCTTCAAAAGGATTATCTATTTGAGACATTCTACCAGACTTTTTATCATAATGCAAGTACGTACATACTCCTGTCTCTCCAGTGTATCTGTTCTTGAGAATACGAATTGTTGTTGTGCATGCTATAACTTCATCATCTGCTTGTTGGTTTCTCTCTAATGCTATCACACTGTCAGATAGGTGTGCGATACTTGCACTTCCTCTAAGGTGTGATAGTGTAACCTCCTTACCATTCTCATGGCCTAAGTCTCCTGTTGGTCTCCTAAGATGCGATACTAATAAAAGACCAACTCCTGTTTCTTCTACCAGAGAACGCAACTTAGTCATCAATACATCAATAGATTTTCTTTCATCTCCATCATCTTGTCCACTTACTAAGATAGATAAATGGTCTAAGAATATCCACTTACAATCTAAAGACTTTGCCATGTATCGAACTCTAGATAGTATCTCATCATTACTGATAGAACCAAAGTGGTCAAAGGCAAAGAATCTACCAGAGCCAATCGTATCTTTTTGCCACTGGTGTAACTGCTCTTTTGAAAATTGATTTCGTATCTCCTTAATATACAATCTTTGGTTAGCCTCCACTGACATGATATTAAATGCAGTGTTCTTTGTACTCTCCTCTAGTGCTAGTATTCCTATGTTATCACTAGAATTTTTTAAGATGTGATGCATCAACTCACGCATGATTGAAGACTTACCCATACCAGCACCAGAAGTAAATGTAACTAACTCTCCTGTTCTCATACCATATGTTTTTTCATTCATGGCACTCCAAGGATAAGGAATAGTTTCACAATACTCCTCTTCGTATAAAGCATCTCCTAGCTTGGCTAAGTTTACTATGCCTGCCGGTGTATATGATTCTGCACTCCACCAATCTTGCACAAACTCCTTTGCTTTTCCTATCTTTAAATATTCGTTTGGGTCTTTGTGGTCAAGTCTAACTATCTTACATTTGTTAGGTTCAAATAATTGAGCAACCTTTTGTGAGGCCTCAACCCCAGGTTTGTCTGCATCAAAACATACCACAACATTTTCAAAACTATTCAGGTACTCCAGGTGTTGTTTACATCTTTCCT